TGAAGGGACGTGAGATAAATGAATGGTGATTCGTGAGATAATTTCGAACGGGAGTGGGTTAAAACGAATGCTACCGAATAATTTTATGAAATTGTTTTGCTGTATGTGAAACGGTAGCAGTTCACAAAAAACAGAGAATATGAGTGGTAAAATTTCTAATCCGTGTTCCGTGAATGGAGAAATATTGCCCATGCCCGATAAAAATAGCAACCCATCTGACTTTTCCGAAGATATGAAAGGATGCGTTACCTTTGAGTCAGAACGTTATGGACCATCAGGCGATTCATCAGATAACCGTTCTTCTCAGTCTGATGACGATGCACCGCCACCACGGGACTAATCTTTCTGCCGTGCGCTAATAGCTTTATTTCTGGTTCGTCTGATCCTCACCATGGCAATCTGATCTGCAGGGATATAGGTTGCCATCGCTCCCCAGCTTTTACTTTCAACATCTTTTTCAATCCATTCATCGCGCCCCGGTTTTTTTTCATGAGTGACATACATCACTATGTCTTTTTCCACTCCTAACACAAAAGAACCGCTGGCCTGGCCTTCAAATTTCCCCGGATTTTCAGAAAGCAGCACAGTACCATTCTTCAGATAGACATACGCCTCGCTGATATAGTATCCATGTTGATCAAACATACGCATCCAGGCAGAGGGGGTATCATCAGACCATGATATATCCTTATTTCTGAGGAATCTGTACATCCATTTACGCCCATATTTTCTCCATAATGCAGCGTATGCAAAAGCGCAAAGAAGTGTTGGAGGTGTCGCCAGCCACGAATTCAGACCTGCCCACATAACAGCCTGGTAAACCATCATTGACAGCAAACCAAAAATCAGCGTCGAAAACGTCACCTCAATGGGTTTGTGATGGTTCTTCAGCCCCACGTTCGCAATAAAATAGCCGATATAACCACTGGTGAGCGTCACCAGCGTTGCCCATGGCAGATTCAGCAAGGATGCATCAAACATATTTCCTCCGGTGATATGTTTTTCTGCCAGAATAAAAAAAGCGCAACAGGTTATCCATTGCGCTTTTCATAAACCGGGAATTTATTGACGTTCGTTAACACTTTGGTGGCGGTGGTGGTGGGTTACGTAAAACTTTCCCGTAATACAAAACACAATTTTCATCAGGCCCGATATGCAGGCGCGAGTTGTCAATCAGCCTGTCGCATTCCCGGAGAACATATCTCGCCTCAGCAGAAGTCAGACCGTCAAAAAAATGCCGGATAATTTCCATCGCCATATCTGCATGGTCTGCCTTCTTCAGGGGGGCGCTGTTGGGGGTTTTATAGCGCATTATCACCTCGCTTTTGATTAATCCCGGCTGTCATCCGGTTCATCATCGTCTTCGAATAACTGCCCCTGCAACCGGCTGATTTCTTCCTTTCTTACGCGCTTCACCAGGTTGTAAATCCAGGGAACTGAAACCCTGAATCTGCGGGACAGTTCGTGGTGGTTACGTCCGTTAAACGCCTCATAGATTTCACGGTCACGCTGGCTTATCTTCCATCTCATCCCCATAGGAAAATAAACGTTTTGCCCGCCCCAGACCTGCATCATGCGGTTCGCGACGGCCTGACCAATCTGGTCGGCAACTTCGGGCTCAATATCAATAATCTCGCGAACGGTCTCAGAGGTATGCTGTGCCAGCTCCACCAGGAGTTCCGGCCCTTTACTTCGAAACTGATTCAGGTCGCTCATGTTTGACTCCCGCAGCTCTGCGCTGCCACTTCTTCAGTTTCTCAATAACACTGCTTGCCTGTTCAGTACTGAGCCAGCGCAGGGCGCTGATGCCCGTTTCCCGCTTGATCCACCTCGCTAATGCATTTTCTGAACGGTCACGAACAATGCCGGCAGCAGCCATTTCAAGCCATAGCGCACGAATTTTCCTGGACTGCGGATGGTTATCCAGCGGTAAACCGGAGCTGGCTTTTCTGGCTGGTTTAACGCGAAAGCCTTTCTTTTTCATGGATTCCAGCACGCAGTTTAGTTGTGTGGTATCCATTCCTTTGGTTGAGGCTTTACCGGTCAGCCCCTGTAACATCTGGCGGTAGGTGTCTTCATCCATACCCAGTTCATTACGGGCAATATGAATGAGCTGGATAAGACGTTGTTTAGTCATCATCGTTGCTCCTTTTACCTGCGCCACCGATATAATCGACATATAAAGGAAGCGCCACAGGCCAGCACAGGAACATCACCGACCAGCTAATCCAGTAGCCGGCACCACTGTAACGTGAATAAAACCCTGAACGGCGGTGCAGTTCAGCAGTACACCAACCGACAAAACAATACCAGAACAGGGCACATACAACAGATTCAGCCGTCATTCTGAATATCCCCCCAACTGATATGAATATTACGGGCAGCAATGACAGGGTCGTTATCCCACCATGCACCTGACATGTATTTTTCAACCTGTTCGCGTCCGGCAATAACACCAATTGTGATCCCCGGCCTGACGTTCTTAAAAAAGGCGCGGGCAAAAAGGTATCTGGCAGATATTCGGCAGGCTTTTAATTTCCGGCTTTTACCTGATAGCGTAATCATCTGGCCTCCAGTTTCTGTTGTGCCTGCCCACTGACCGGGCGGTGCAGTCTGACGTTCTGCCCTTCACGAAACCCCGCATAGCGCGAGGCGTCGCCATTGCGGCTTCTTCCCGGTTTACGCGCTCTGGTGGTTTGCGTTTGCGGGTATTTATGTTCCAGCCACTGCTGCATCAGTTCACGTTCGTCATCGGTCAGGGCGAAGGACTGTATTTCACTGATAACGGCCAGCACCCAGCCTTCAGCAAACTGGTCACCACGGCTGGTACGGGTGGCAGTTTTTATTCTTTTGTTCTGTGTGCTGATATACTGCTGACGCGCCTTTTTCAGCTGACGGGCCAGCACTTCCCAGGTGTATGCAGCCAGTGCCGCACGTTCCCGGTTGCCGTAGAACCCCACACCCGGATATGTGCCGGGGTGAATGATGGAGTTAACACCAAATGCCTCGCGGATGATGTTCATCAGGCCCAGCATGTAGCGCGGTGGACGGAGACTGCCTGTCGGCCAGTAATGACTGATGGTTTCATCAATATCACTCATGGCAATGTCGGAATGTGTGATGCCGTGAACATCCATCAGTTTACGGGCACGGCGCAGTGCCAGAGCGGCCTCGTGTGGGTTGCCGGATGCGGCCAGCGCCAGCAACTTTTTCAATTTCTCAATGTGTTTATTCTGGTCTGTCATTGTTCAGTATCTCCGGTGTACATGACGCCCAGCCGTGCGGCAAGGCGTTCCAGTTTTTTCTGTTTGTGGAAGTCAATCAGCCGGCCCATCCCCTGAAGGCGCAACTGCTCTGTCATGATTTCCACGTCTGCCAGCTCTGCCGCGAGGTCACTTTCGCTGCCCTGTCCGTTCAGGTTGCGGGCGGCACTGGCCGCCAGTTCAGCGGCCTCTTCTGTCAGTTTCAGGGCCTGTGCGTCCGGCCCGAAACGCTGCAGGGCCAGACGATAGAGGGCAGTGCGTGTGAGTATGGTGTTCCGTGTCATACCGCGCCCTCAGTGCTTCCGGTCAACAATGATGTGCAGATCGCCTTCTGCAGTGATTTCCATCCGGTACGGCACCTCGTGCTCTGCCGCGTGGGTGAGTGTGTTCACCAGTATCTGCAGGGCGGCCTCCTTTCCGTTAGTCGCCACAATGGCCTGCGTGGCCATGCTGATTAACGCCGTCAGGGCGCACATGATATCGGTGAGGTCACGGCATTCACACTCGTTGAGGTACCGTTCAACAAGGGCGCGGGCGCGCTGATGTGCTTCCTGTGGGGTAATCATTGCGCGTCCTCCCTGTCCGGGCGTGAGAACTCCATAACGGGCACATCTGCCGAAAAATGCTGGCTGCAGTACGGGCAGACCAGGGTGACGCGTACCGCAGGGATGTGGTATTTACCGGACATCACGGCGATGGCGCTGTGAAAACGCAGGGTTGTAATATCTCTTTCGCACTGAATACATTTAAATATCATGATGAATTCTCCTGTTTCCGGCGTGCAGAAGCCCGCGGCGCTGACGCCGGAATAAAAAAGAAAATGTTTTTATTAAATAATTAACGTGGTGTGTTTACTGCACATCCTGCTCAAAAGGAATTATTGAAAAATCCTCAATATCGCTTTTTATGGTAATACCGGGAATATTTTTCACGGCCTCTTTTTCATTCAGGATGGCGTCTTTATTTATTTCCTCTTTTACACGAATAAAGCGCTCAAGCCCCAGACGTCTCAGTAGTTCAATAACATTATCCGCTCCGCGAATGCTGACTGACGGCGGACGGTTTCGCCACTGCACCTCGCCGGTGGTGAGGTTAGCAAACTTCACCTTCCCGTTGCCGGTCAGTTCATCACGGTGTGCCTCACACCATGTCTGAATACCGGACTGCAGTTCGGCCATGCGTTTTTTCAGGCTCTCGGTGAGCGGGGCATAACGTGCGGTGATATCGCCAATGGCGTCATTCATTTCTGTTTCAGCCCTGACCAGTTCACGTTGTGCGTCACCGAGCAGTCTGATGCCCTCAATGACCTCTTCGCGTGTCCCTGGTACCCAGAGTGCCGCTGCGGACTTGATACGTTTTGCCCCTTTTGTACTTTTTGCCATATTTTATGATTTCTCCGGTTATGCTGATTACCACAAAGATTCCGGCCACACGACGCGACAGCCGTGCAGTTCGAAAACGCCCTGACGGAAACGTCCCCTGTTGTCATGTCCGGTATACAGATAACAGGCCTTTCCCTGCTCAAGCATGCGCATGCAATGCGCACTCCGGGAAACGCGGATGACAGGTTTGTTACCCCTGATGGTGATGCTTTGTACATCCGTGTTCGTCGCCTTAAGCGCCATAATGGCTGACTGCACTTTGCTGATTTGCTGGTTGATACCTGTGGTGGATTTCATTATTAAACCCCTTTGACAACGTCAGCGTTGACCTGTGGAACCCCGATTTCAGCGGCCAGATTCATGGCGGCTATTACCAGGTTACTGACGGCCAGCGGATACAGCAGGCTGACCATATTTTTACGATGACTTCCCGGATTGCTCAGGCGGGCGCGTATGGCATCCACTGCGCTGGCGTCCATAATGTCCGTCAGTTGTTTACCGGCCCGTTGCAGTTTGAACGTCAGAAACTCTTCAAGGTTATTGTCCAGAGGCAGAAGTTCGACCACCTCACAGCGCTGAACGACTTCACGGACTTCCATATTGCGTTCAGACAGTTTTGTCGCCAGTTCCGGCTGGCCAATCAGCACGATGGACAGCAGTTTTTTGAAACCGGACTCCAGCTCAAAAAAGCGTTTGAGGTGTTTCAGTGTCGGAATAGGCAGACTGTGGGCCTCCTCAATCACCAGAACGTGGCTGAACCCCGCCTGGCTGCTGTCTTTCAGGACGCGATGCAACTGGCGAAAGCGGGCGTCCTGACTGCGTCTGATGCTTTCCAGTGGTGCGATGGTACTGATAATGGCTTCGGCAATCGCTGCTGCCTTCAGGGTTTTCCCTTTCACATCGTTGTCTTCCATAGCGATGATGTATGGCTCGATAACAATTACCGGCGCATTCTCGCGGTTGATACGTTCAGTCAGGTCGCGGCGCAGCGTGGATTTACCCGCACCGGACTCACCGATGACGGCCATAAACCCACCATGACGGGCTGTCTGGTACAACGCCTCACGCACGTAGCGAATGTCCGGGGTGGTGAACACATCATCAGAACCCTGCATGGCTTCGTCGGCGAACGGGTCACGGAAAAGACCAAACGCTTTTTTGGTTGCCGGGAATAACACCTGTTTTTTGAGTAACATATTCTCTTCCTCACTGAGGCTCGTTTTATCTGTGGTACCCGCTGTACGGGGCGTGGTCGCGCCCTGTACAGCATCAAAACTCTTCGCTGTATCAATCCCCTGACTTTCCAGCCAGGACGCAAGACGCCGGCGCACTTCTCCGGGGCTGGTGCGGGGCCACGCGTTATGATTCACAATCTGGGCCAGCGTGGCCTCAGAAACATCGACAGCTCTCGCCACCACCGCCTGTGGAATACGGGCCTCTTTCAGTTGCTGCTTCAGTACCAGCATGTTTCCCTCCTCAGTTGCCGTTAACAATGCTGATAAC